CGTAGTATTTCTTTGCTACTGAATTTTTGTCGGTATTCTCACTCATATGTATATATTATACTAGAAAATGAATAAACTGTCAAGAATTATTTTGGGTTATCGTGTTTATATAAATTATCTACAAGATCCTGGAAGTTCTCTTCAATTATCTCACGCGATTCTGCTAGAGATAGTATCTCTGTGAGTGCGCGAAATAACTCTCTGGAGTTGTTAAAGTCAATAGGCATTGCTATACCTTCAGGTGTAGGTTTCCATTCTTCGAAAAAATCCATGTAATACTTTCGTAGGTGTAGATACTCAACACCCTTGAAAGTATTTACGGAGACTCGTACCTGTACTTGTTTTTCTTCATCGTAGTGTATTATATGCTCGTATAGAGGAGCTGGTTCATGAATTTGTATCATGAGTCGTTCTTCAGTACGGATGCAAGTGGTACTACACTTGTTACATTCTTAGGTTTTAACAAGCGATAAGAATCCGTGTCCCAACAAAATAATAGTAGGGTTTCACTAGATTCTCTCGCTCGGTTTTTCTTGTCTCGAATGTACTTGGTACTAAAGTCCAACGTGCATACATTGTACTTTAGTTTTTTTGAGTTCTCACTACGATATGTAATGATTGCATCACCATACTCATCAACAAGTTTGGCTAGTTCGTCCTTCTTCACGGTGTTCCTTAGTTAGGTAGGTAAAATCTTTTACTGTCCTATACTGAAGAAACAAAAAAGACCTCGGGGATCTCACCCGAGGGAGTACTAGTCGGCCAATAAGCCTGTGAAATACTGAGCTGCTTTACCAGTCAACTTAGATATAATATCTTCGTCTACTGCTAAGCCTTTATCTGTAATTGCTGCTGTGAGAGCATCTTGAGCGGCTTGCTTAGATACGCGTGTACCACCTGAGGAAGTCCCACCACCATTCCCCGTAGCGGGAGTCTTTTTTACATAGACACCTGCTTTAGTCAGAATCATGCGAACTCCGTTTGGGCTTTCTCCCAACTCGTCTGCAATCTCTTTTACAATTTCCATTGAAGTCTCAGGAGTTGGTTCCTGTTCTCCATACATCTCTATAGCTTGTTCTTTCTTTTCGTCTGTCCACGCCATTCTGCGTTTACCTCTTGCTTGTTGTTGTTGTAAATAAAATCGGTCGCCCATTTGGTTTCCTCATTTTTGAAATACTATTATACTTCTATTTAACATTTGTGTCAAGAACTTTTTTTGCATGCTGTCCAAATAGTTATAGAGTATTTTTCTCCTTCCTCTAATAATGTACTATTGTGGGGATGCGTAATCTGACTGGGCCAAATTAACAAGTCTCCTACTTCTGTTTTTTGATTTGTTACACGCTGTCTAGGAAAAGTTAATATTCCCCCTTTATAGTTATTATTTAGTTTTATACTGCCACTGATATAACTATCGTCTACGTGCGTTTTTAGTTTAGTCTGAGTGTCTTCTGAATACTTAACTACAAAAATATCTTCTGCCTCTGCTCCTTCATCTAATACCCATACATCAGCCATTGTCTTAATAATAAAGTTATCAAATCTTTCCTTTATTATTGAGTAAAGATCAGGAAAGAATTTCTCTAACTGTACCTCATGCGTGGAATACGCAAATCTTTTTGTAGTCCATTCACTATGATTACTGAATAACTCGTATAGTCTGCCTGCAAAATCTTCTGAAAAAAATTTAGTATGAAAAATTTCAGACGACTCAATAGGGCTTAAGACATGCTTATGAAATAACTCTTTCATATTTTTTCGACATTTATTCCGTATTCTTCTAGGTGTGAGAGTTTTCCTAAATCGCATGAGAGTGCAGCAGCATGAAAGCCACCTGTCTCCAGAAAAGCATCCGTCTCTTCTAAGATATACACGTCGTAACACTTGCACCCATACTTTTCAATATAGTACTCAGGGTTGGCTGTTTCTTTTATTATTGTAGCAGGTGCATGATAGAAGGCAGACCAAACACTCTCTCCTTTTACAAACTCATCTGATACGCACTCGTCTGGTAAAAATGCATATCCTTTTCGCTCCTCTACTGATGCAGGTCGCGTCGGTACTCCTACTCGGTCGAGTATGGCTCGTACAAACCCCGTAGAGCGGTACATACTTTGAGATATCTCAGACACAGAGTCACCATGTAGATAAGAAGTTATAGCTTCTTTTATCTCTAATGGGCTGGCTGGCTTGCCTTTTAATTGAGCTTTTCTCTTCGCTCTAAAGTTTTGTTTATCTTGAAAATCTTGTATTATACTATTGAGTCTTGTAGTATTATACGTAATATTCAAAATCTGACAGGCTTCCTTTTTCGTTATCGGTTTTTCCGAGTTCAAAAGGTTTATCACGTGTTGTATATTTTCCTGTGTCAGCTTCTCGTGTTCTTTCTTCTTCACCCTTGCCAAGTAATTCATCCTCCAACTTAAATAATAAACAACACATCGCATGGGCTAAATGCGACAGCCCTGTCTCCTCATCTGCTTCTTCTCCATCCATGTGAGCAAAGATATGCCTCAGTGCAGCACTTGTATACCTATTCTGTAGATCATCTACTTTGCGCCAGTTCTCGGCATCATACTTATCTGCTCCGTATGTTAATACTTTTCCTACTTCGAGTATGGACTTCGGAGGTAGCAAATAAAGTTTTGCTTTGTCTCCATCATACTTTTTACCTTCCACGTCTGTTTCTCCCCACCAATTCCATCTACCTTGTGATTCTCTGTTCATAGTCTGCTTCTTCTTCGTTCCACCACGGTGGCTTCTCTCGATACTTCCAAGATGCAAAAGTTGCTTTATCTTTGTGATAAAATTTACGGTAGGCTTCTACTGCGTTTCTTCCTTTAAGCGAGTCTGGCATAGCTTGAGCAAAAGGAGTGAGTCCATCTCTTCGTAAGTGTAGTAGCTCTGGAAGCTTGAGTATGACACCATGCACGCTTTTATGCGATTTGCCGTATCTATATCCGTACTCTTCGTCGAGGGCCAGAGCATAGCAAAAAAGCCACTCATAATTACAAAGGCTAGACCTAGCCCATATAGTACAAGGATGGTTCTCCATAGTGGGGAGATAGGGAAAGTCTCTCGGTTCATTTTTCTTCTGCTTTCTAATTACTGCTAATTCTTCTTTGTCGAGTTTTCTAGGAACAAAGCCTAGATACTTATCGACCCAATGATTCGTGCACAGCATTTGTGCAGCCTCTAAAGGCATTTTGACTATATGCTTGTCAACGTGGTACTCTGCACACTTGTCATGGTTTTCGTCTAATATAAAGATATTCATACACGTATTATACTAGAAAACACACTTTGTGTCAAGAAATATTTACATATTTCCTCTAGGTTTTTTGACGTGAAAACACTTAACATCAAATTCTTTTTGCCAAGGAAAATAACCTGTGGCTTTGTAATCTCCATATATACCGCCTGCTAATAAAATAAAAGGTATACTACTAATCAATAACATCCAAAGCATCTACTGCCTCCTTCACACTTGGAAAATGACCACCGATAATATTCCAACACTCTTTTGCAATGTCTGCGTGTTCTTCTTGTGTACCATTTGCCATTCTTAACTTACAGTAGTGAATCCAACTACGTAAAGTTCCTGCCATGTAGAGTGTTGTCCCTGTCATTCCTTCGGGCAGTAAAGCACGAGCTTGCTCTTTTGCAATGCCACTTTCTAATGCACACTCATATGCTTCCCGTGTTAGACGTATTACTTTGTGTTGAGCCATGCTAAACTTTTCATCTATTAGTCTCTGCTCTGCCAACCCTTTATCTATTCTCACGCTGTTCTGTCTATTTGTTGGGTCTTGTAGGCGTGCTTCCCGTACTTCAAAAGTATTTGCCTGTGCATATCGTTGGCTAAACTCTTGAAAGGAAAAGCTTCGGTGTCGTACTATCTGGTGCGAGATATCTCTTGTAGTCTCTATCTCTAACGTAAGAGATACCATCTCGAAAGGACTCCAGTGACCGTGTTTGATTAGGTACTTTAATAGTCCTGGAGCTGTTTTATTATTGTTCTGATTATCGGGGTTACTTACTCTAGCACAGTAAGCTACAAATTGATCCGCCGTACTACACCCCGTGCTTGCTGACGGCTGGCTTAAAGAAACGAGTTTTACATTCACTACGCTACATTCTCCAATCTTTTCATTAACCTTTCTGCTCGTTGTGTTACTTGTTTGTACCAACGGGAGTCTCTCCCTTCAACAGCAGCCCTTTTCCAGTCTCTTGCCCATAGGGCTTTGTTCATATTTTTGAACTTGGACAGCCTGGGCCTGCCCATGTTAAACATCATATTGACCAGGATCTGCTGGACTTCATCTGGCCATAATCTAAATACCCCTTCTCCGTATAGAGTGTAACATTCTCTTTGGGCAATGTCAAGGTCACGAGAGAAACACGCCCTGACTCGTTCTTCAGTAACTGCTGTTCCAACTGGCCTTCCGAATTCCTCGTCGTCTTCGACGATAAGATGACCGACGCCAAAGGTTGGATAGCCGAGGTGGTCATTGTAGATTCCATACACTACTCCTTCATCAATCTTGAGCTGTTCGTAAACTGCTTCTCTGTTCACATCATTTTCCCACTAGGATCGAGAAGATGTCTTTTCTTCCACCCTTCGATCTCTTTTATTTGCTTGTCTAATAACGCTCTCTGTTCCGATAACTTCACTTCGAGGTCATCAATTCTTTTCTCTTGAAAACGGAGTTTATCACTCTGCATTTCCATTTCGTACTGGTGCTTCATCTGGTTCGTCTCCTTTCGTAGCTTTTCTATAATATAGTATAATCTCTTTCTGTTGACGTATGAATCTACGGATCTCTTGCAAATTGTATGCCATTGACTCGTATCCTGTAGGTGTGAGAGCAAACACAGCAAAGTTGCCTCCTAGTAGTTCTTCTACTTCTTCAACTTTCTGGTCGTAGTTATCTTTGTTAATTATAAAAAACTTCACATCCTCAAGCTGTATTTCGTCAGGTAAGCGAGGGTGGTAAATTTCAGTCTTTACTTCTTCTGTTATTACTTTTACTGGTGGTGGCGGTGTGTACTCTGTTTTCGGTAGTATACTACATCCACTACTTACTACTATCGTAAGCACGCTCGCTAGCGCTATCGTCTGCTTCATCTAATTCTCTACTATCGGCTTCTACTTGACGGAATACTCTATCCGTCGCCCTGTTTACTTTTGGTTCTAATTCTGCGGCTTCTGTCTGTGCTCGCTGTGTAAGGTTATGGCGTTTTACCATACTTACATATCTGTTCTTGTCTTTTTCTAACTGACTATTCTGCTGAGTCAGTTTTGCAAATTGCTGTGCCTGCTGTTTCATTTGCTCTTCTAGCTTAGTAATTGTACTTATATTTGTCTGGCTTGCAGTTTCTAGAGCTACATTTTGTTGCGTGCAAGCTGCGATGTCCATTTGTTGTTGGGTGATGCGGTTAGTCTTTTCATTTACTACTACTTTATGATAAGCAAACCCCGCACCACCTACAACTAGGATGATCGGAAGTAATATTTTCATTCCAAGCATACTATATACCTCAACTTACAATTCAGTAAGTTTCTTCGTTCCTGAATATCGATCCAGCTCACAGAGTACTTTCTGGTTGCCTTCAGGGTAGTACAGCATAAACTGTATTTTAAACCCTGCACCTCGATCTTTTATACCACGTAAGCGGTATCGAGTTGCTCCGATAAATTCTGATTTCACTTCGCTTTTACACAGATTAAAAGCCTTGTTTTTATCAATTACTTTGGCTTGTATTGGCTGTGCGACTAGTAGGGCTAGGGCTCCCAATCCGAACAGGATTGATTTCATACGTCTTTTCTCCTTTTAACTTGGCATTGTTGCCAGTTTTGTAACTTCTATTTGCCCAATAGAAATCACGGTTGGGGTCAGAGGGTTATCTCATCTTCATCAACGTCAAGATGACCTGTGTCGACAAGATAGTCTACGGCATGTTGGATTCCGACCCGTCGTCCAAGATACCAACAATGTGTTCCGCAGCCGATTAAACATAGTCCGAAGACCACGAAAGCTGCTAATGTAGTTTCCAATTTACTCTCCTTTGAATTTATAATTTTCAGAATGTAGATATTATACTCGAAGTGACATAAAATGTCAAGAAAAATTTTTAGATATGTACTTTAAAAAATAATTCTTGACATTCATTCTTGTTTTGTGTATAATATGTGTATGAGAAATTATGTTAAAAAGCCTTGGAGCAAGAAGGAAAGAACGGTACTTTCGAATTACTATTACACTTTACCCAAAGAAGCGGTGTGGGAAATGTTACCAGATCGCACTCCAAACGCAATAACAAAGCAAGTTTTATACTTAAGGAAACGAGGATGGCACTTCAAACGTGAGAATAAGAGTTAGAAACAACAATGTTGAGAGCGCAATACGCGTTTTCAAAAAGAAACATAGTGAGGTTATATTTGAATACAGAGAAAGAGAGCACTACGAAAAGCCAAGTGCTAAGCGACATAAAGCTAAGAAGGCCGCAGAGGCAAGGGAAGCTCGCAGACAGCATAAACAAAATATCTTTTATGGAAAGAATAAGAAATCTACTAAAAGGTCGTAAGGCTTGGAAAGAACCAAGCCCCGAAGAAGTCTCCGTAGACAATGCGTACAAAACGCGTTGGATATGGTATCACACAATTTTAGCACTAGAGCTACTGATGGTAAATATACTACTCGTAGCCATACTGATAGTGCTGGCACTTAAACTCTAAGGAGGTTTTATGGAACTACAAAGCAGTCAAACTGTTCAAAATTTAAAAGATGCCTTTGCGGGAGAGTCGCAGGCAAATCGTCGATACTTGTACTTTGCAGCAAAAGCTGATGTGGAAGGAGAGAACGACGTTGCCGCCGTCTTTCGTTCAACAGCAGAGGGAGAAACTGGGCACGCTCACGGACACCTCGAATACCTTGAAGAGGTAGGAGACCCCGCAACGGGCTTACCAATGGGAGATACTCGTAAGAATTTGCTTGCTTCAATCGAAGGCGAAACTCATGAGTATACTGATATGTACCCTGGCATGGCAAAAACTGCAAGAGACGAAGGTTTTGAAGAGATCGCTGATTGGTTTGAAACTTTAGCAAAAGCAGAAAGATCACATGCAAATCGCTTTCAAAAAGCACTGGACGCACTATAATGAAAAAACTACTTATGAACTTTTATCTCGGCTGGGACTCGGTTATGAACTTAAAATATAACCCGATTCGCTTTATTGGAGACATGAGCGTACAAATGTACACCATGACTGTACTTTCCATCTTTTGGTCAATGGCATTCTGTGCTTTGATCGTGGGTTGGCAAGGCATTATTCCACTTATATACGGACACGTCGCAATCCTTGCCATGATCTTTTTAACTTACGCAACATTCAAGCAAGGCAATGACCGAAACGAAGAATGGTTCAAGCGGTGGGAAGAAGAACTCAATCGCAAACCTACTGACAGAACAAAGAACGCTT